CTTCATTGAAGGTTGGGGTTCTACTTACACAGGAAAAGCCCCTACCCACACATTAAATGCTATAGGCAAGCGATACAATAATCCAGACTTCCCCTCAAGAAAATTAACCGTAGAAACTGCACAAATAATCGATCGAATCCTTGATGAACATTTTAGGATGTACATGCTACCCAACAACAATATCGACATCGAAGCAACCATTGCAAAGTGTATCGCGGATGCAAAGGATAGACATTATGAAGATCGCTGGCGTGGACTTAATCCGGATGCATCTTTTGATTGGAACCACATATTCTTTTCTTTGAAAGAATGTATGAAACCCATCAATATGACTAAGGGTTACTCCCCATCCGGTGTAGCTCAAGGTGTGGCGAACTGCTCTTTGTTTGTTTCAATGCACTTCTTCCTAATCGAGCGCTTGTACTCTGAAATCCGTGAAGCTTCGTTTAGAAAAGATAACTTCATACACGCTGTCTCCGCACACGGCAAATCGCAACAACAATTAACAAGTGAATTGGGTTATGCGTGCGCAGCAAACTATCAAAATGGCGGCACTCCTGCAATTTTAGATTGTAAGAACGCTGACTCCTCAAAAACAGATTGCTCGGTGTATATGCGTGAAGGATACAAACGAAGACTGGGTTTTACAAACGATGCAGCCTGCGCCTATGAACGCTTCAAAATGCAGATGTTGATCAAAGACAAGAACATGCAAGCAACTACAGCTTTCGAGATCACCTCAGGAAACCTAGACACACTGAAAGATAACGAAATCGACAACGAGGTCTATGGAAATTTTATAATGGAAGGTGTCGGCCCTGTTGTTTGGCTATCGCGTGGCGACGACTTTTTTAAAATGCAAGCTGGGTTGGAATTCAACAATGAGCGTTTTTCCATTGTAAAGAAGTTACACAACACAGAATACACTTATGCCATAGACGATTGTATGGAATTTTGTGGTATGATCTTTGCAGACGGCTATACAGCACCGAATATGTATAAAAAGCTGTTACAAACCTTGTCCTACAAAGCTGTGGACTTTGAACATTTCGAAGAGTTTCAAGTGTCCCTGCGAGACTACTGCACTTTGGTAGAACGTAGTGGAATCCAACTAACATGTTCATTAAACGCTATGCTTTACTCCCACTTACCCCACTTGGTAAATCCTGCGGAAATGGAATTCGCTTTTTCAGTCTTGCACGGCTTAGCTGGCATTAAAGAAAAAGAGTTTTTAAAACTAACTCGTGATTTTGAATATTCATTTGAACGACATTCATCGTATGCAAATTCAGACTACACAAATCTCAATTCACAAGAGTTTTACGAAAGGCCGCAGCCTACACATGAAAAATAACACTCTGTTATTATAAAGAAGAAACCTGATTGGTTGTCTTGTTCACATTTTGCCTTATAAAGCAATCTACAGAAAGATCTTACAAAGTCTCCCTGCTCATTTTTATACAAATTTTTGAGAATGTAAAAAAAAAAAAAAAACAGATCGGAA